GCTATGTACTTGGTCACGCTGTTACCTCCTCTAGTAGATGCTTGTGTGTCTCGCACTTTTTGAGTGCATCTTTGTCTGCCTCGCTTATGTTGTTGCACTTTGAACACAGTTCATTACTGCAATCGTCACAGTAATCCACCGTGTTTAGTGCGCTACAGTCTCGGCATTTAGTTTCATACTCTTCGGTTACTTCTTCACAACCATTGTCATAGACAACGGTTCCACCCCAGCCAGTCTCTTCCTCATACTCGAGCTCGAGGCTGACGCTTGGGTATTGCTTGGATAGAGCGAGCATTGCATCATTCGGAATACCCCAAGGGGATTCGAATGTGTAGCACAGTGAACCGTCTTCTGTTTCGTGTAGTTCTGCACTTGATGCATCCCACTTCACGCCCCAGTTGCGGTTGTTCCACGCCCACCAGTGGTCTGGATGGTTTTGCTTGCCGTTTGGCTTGTCGTAATACTCATCAAGGTTGTCGGGCTTGATGATGTTCCAGTATGACAATGGTTGTTCAACCATTTCGTTCTTGACTTCGTTGGTTCGCCAGTCAAGATGTTTGTTTTCGTAAGGAGCAGATAACTGCTCCTTGATCCGTGCGAGTATGTCTGCATCACCCTCGATTACGAGGGAGTTATACACCCAGTTAGGCATTATGAAACTCCTTTACCTCTTCGTGATACTCGACGAAAGAACCGAACGAATGTTCGTTGCCTGTATCATTGACTGTTTGATTTGTAAAGTCCACCATTACAGTGGTGTCACCTAAGTCTTCATCTTCTGTGCTTGTGAACAAGCCGTAACCTGTGTGATTACCCCAGTCCTCACCGATTAGTTGTGAAACAACTATTCGGATTCCATAACTTGCATCATCCCAGCGAGGCTTAGCGTGAGCCAGTGCTTGTGCTAAGTCATCTCGCCAGTTGCTCTCGCCCCAGTGTGAGTAGAGTGTGACGTGTGCTTTTTCTTTCTCGTATGCCTTGAATACGAAGTTGATACGTGCTCCCATTTAGATTTCCCCTATCTCTTGTAGTTTCTCAATGGCATTTGCCATTGCTTCTTGCCACGTGTATCCTTCTGTTGACACAGCCAGATAAAGTTCTGGCTTTTGTATGTCGGCATTCTTCTCAATGTCGACGTAGTATCTTGTACCGCGAGGGGCGTTCTCGTCTTCCTGCCAGTTCAACTGCAATTTGTAGTCCATTGTGTTGCTCCTTTCGATTGGTGAAGAGGGGACAGCGATTTGCCGTCCCCCCTTTATAAGCACATCTAAAGATGTGCTATCTTTGACGTGCGAGCCATTCGCGGACGGCACGACGTGCGACGAACAGACCAAGCGTGAATCCGCTTGTGAATAGTGCGATTGCTACTGCTACATAGTCTCCCCAATACATCAGGCGCGACCTCCTTTCAGTGTGAGATAGGCGTTTGGTTCTACCTTTTGGATTTCAGCCAGAACTGTGGTAAAGTTCGGGTATGCCTTGAAGGAATCAAGGATTGCCACAATCTTCTTCGAAGATTTGGCTGTGTTAGTGGTGATTCGCACCTTTGCGAAGATGCGCTTATCATCTGGCTTCGACACGTGAACGACTCCGTTCTTTACGACGGCGGTCAGTGTCTTGGTTTCAACTGTTCTCATTGGTAAATCCTTTCGTTCAACTGCCGAACCGATTTGATTCGACCCCCTTTATCAAGCAAAGCTTTGCTTTGCTATCAAGAAAAGACAGGCACACACGTGTGTGATCGCATCTAGAACCTTTCACTTAGCCTCACGCTATGAGCGCGAACAGGGGTATGCGCCTGCATCACGGCGCATAGACACACATCACGTCACATCACAGGACACGCAACGACCCAACACACCGAGGATTTACGCTTGAGATTTGACATTCGGCTCGAGGTGTGAGAGAATGTTTGTCGTTGGGAGGTGGTCTTCCAGCATCAAACACGAAAGGCAACACAATGAGCACAATCACAGCGTGGACACACAATGACCTACTCACAGACCTCAAGGCGGAGGTGCTGGAGGTACGCAAGGAATACGGAGTTCCAAGCCTGAATCACATCCCTGATTTCGAATTGGTTCCCCTCGCGTATGCAGAGTTAGGCGACCTTGTACACATAGGCAAGGGGCGCATAGGTATCGTGTATGACATAGCGGAGGTGCGTAACGCGAGGGAGTTACGTATCGTAGGCGATAACTTCCGCGTAATAATGAAGAGAGTGAGCGCGTGAGTTACTCAAGCGAGGATTGCCCTTGCTTCTGGGGGAGCACGTGCCCCAGCGACGCAGATGAATGCGAGGGTTAGCCCTCTATAGATAGTTAGGCAAGCCCCCCGCCCGCGTACCACAGGGTGGGGGGTTTTGTCAAATCTGAGCGTGTTTTTCTGGGGGGCAGGGGGCAACCTCTGCCCCTTTTTTTGTGTCCGCGACCCTTGCCGACCCCCCTGATGTTTAGCACCGCCCCCCCTCCACCCCCCACTATCAGCTAAATAATTTTCACCAGAAAACCAGGCTGACCAGGACTTTTACCAATAAATAAAAAATAATTACCAAATGCCCTTGAAACACGCCGACGCTCTAGACCCCTATATAAGTATAAGGCGAAATACTTATTGAGCCTTCTAAGGCAGGCTTAATGCCTGCCTAATGGTTTATATATGCAAGAGTGGGGATACTTCTGCCCAGACCCCTCTGTACTACTACAGACACTGGAGTCCACATTGGAAAGAAATCTTTCACCAGAAGAAGCCCGCAAAGAACTGATCGACTTGGTACGCCAAGGGCGCACCATCGCCGATGCCCTAAAGGTTATTGGTCGTAGTCGTTCTTGGTATGACACCCAACGCCGAGAAGCCGAGGGCTTCTCAGCTTATGTGGATAATGCTCGGTTTAGAACGTCAGACCTCGCTGATAACGCTCGGTCTGAACTAACTGGGTTTGCGGAGTTTTCTGAGAATTACTTGGGAACCAAGGTTCCACCCCACATGATGAATGTGGTAGACATGTTGGAAGGCAATGATCCTTCTTGGTTACACGACAGCATGGTCTACGAAAAAGGGTCGGCGGGACTTTCCCGCCTCTTGGTAAACGTACCCCCTAACCACGCCAAGACGATGACAATCACGATTAACTACGTGACTTACCGTCTGGTTAAGAATCCTAATATCTCCATAATGGTTATCTCCAAAACCCAGGAGCAGGCAAAGAAGTTTTTATATGCGATCAAGCAACGCTTGACGCATCCAAGGTACGCTGACCTACAGGCAGCTTTTGGTCCAGTCGATGGATACAAAGCTACCGCAGATCAGTGGTCAGCAACCAAGATCTATCTTGGTGGCGACATCCGCGATAACGATGCTAAAGACCCTTCGGTCGAAGCTATCGGTATGGGCGGGCAGGTTTACGGAAACCGTGCAGACTTAATCGTCCTTGACGACGTGGTCACTCTGAGTAACGCTTCAGAGTGGGCTAAGCAACAGGAGTGGATCAGGCAGGAAGTCGCCTCTCGTCTCCCACCTGGCGGTGGTCAACTGTTGGTAGTTGGCACACGAGTCTCAGCGGTTGACTTATATAAAGAGCTCCGCAACCCACAGCATTACACCGACGGCATATTGCCTTGGTCATATTTGTCCATGCCTGCAGTCTTAGAATATGCAGACAAGCCTGAAGACTGGAAATGTCTTTGGGAAAAGACCGAACAACCTCTTACGGATACTGACGTACCCGACGAGAATGGAATGTTTGATCGATGGACAGGACCGCGTCTAACGGCGGTCCGTAACGAGGCAGGACCATCTAAGTGGTCGCTGGTATACCAGAACCTCGATATTGCGGAGAATGCAATCTTCGACCCGATGTGCGTCAGAGGCGCAGTAAACGGAATGAGAAAGTCGGGGGCTTTGGTTGCAGGCGCAGCAGGACATCCTAATAACTGTGAGAACTTCTACAGAGTTATAGGTATCGACCCAGCAATGTCTGGTGATACCGCTGCTATCGCCTATGCAGTTGACCGCAGGTCACATAAACGCTACGTCATGGATGTTCACATCATGACAGCTCCTACACCTGCAGCAATTCGTTCTCTTATTAAGGAATGGACCGATGCGTATAAACCGCATACGGTCATTGTGGAATCAAATGCTTTTCAGCTTTTCCTTACACAAGACGAAGAGATTCGTAACTTCCTGTCAACACGTGGAGTCGCATACCGACCACACTACACAGGAAACAATAAGCAAGACCCAGAGTTCGGCGTAGCCTCTCTGGCTCCACTGTTCGGAACCGTCACTAAGCGAGACGGTGTCATGAACAACTTCAAGCATGCTGATGACAACTTAATTGAGTTACCAGACAGCTCGAAGAATGAACATGTTAAAAAGTTAATAGAACAACTAGTAACCTGGCAACCAGGAGTACAAGGCAAGAAGCTCAAGATGGACGCCGTGATGGCGTTATGGTTCTGTGAGATCGTAGCCCGAGAAACTTTATTAACCTCGACTAACGTACCAAACTTTATTAACAATCAATTCACACCTCGTGGAGAGATTGAATCAAGGTACATCATCAACTTAGATGACCTCGCTGCACAACAGCGAGCCGTGAGATTGTGACATTATGAAAGAACTTGTAAATGCATTCGAGCAACTAAAAGCTCGAAACTCCGAGCGCGATAAGCGCATGCGCGAGGTTGCTTTGGTTAGAGCGGGTAATGCCGATCAAGTCTTCCGTGGACTATTCCCAGAAGGCGTGTGGTCACGTCCTATTATTGCTAACCTCATTGATGTCGTTGCACGAGATGTTGCTGAACAAGTCGGTGTTCTTCCTACCATTACTGCTGCTGGTGATTCTTCTCTAGATGATAACCAGCGTTCCAAGGCTGACAAGCGTACCAAGATTGCAAACTATTATGTTGCATCATCTCGGCTTGGAACGGAACTACTGCGTGGCGCAGATCAGTTAGCAACCTATGGCTTTGTTCCTTTGCGAGTTGAACCAAACTTTAAGGACAAGCGACCACACATCCATGTGGAAAATTCAATGGGTGCTTATTACGATATGGATCGCTTTGGTGTTGTAAACATCTACGCTCGTCTATATCACCGCAAAGCTGGAGACCTAGCTGCTCACTTCCCAGAGCATGCTGATGCAATTCTCCAATCAAATACTTATACACGTGGCGATGGCAACAGCTTGTTACAAGTTGTGCGTTGGACAGACAAAGATAAAACCGTTCTGTTCTTGCCAGATCGGGGAGGTCTCGTACTTGCAACAACACCAAACAAGACAGGCGTCGTCCCAATTGCGATTGCTCAACGCCCTTCTCTTGATGGCGAGACCAGGGGTCAATTCGACGATGTCCTACCTGTTTACGCAGCCAAAGCACGTCTGGCTCTCCTCACTATGGAAGCTGTTCAGAAGTCTGTTGAAGCTCCTCTTGCTCTTCCTAATGATGTTACTTCTCTATCCATTGGTCCTGATTCAGTCATTCGTTCTAACTCCCCTGAGAAAATTCGTCGTGTTAACTTGGACGTACCTCAGTACGCGTTTGCGGAGAACAATGTTCTAGCAGATGAAATGAAGTTGGGAACACGTTTCCCTCAAGCACGTGCAGGACAAGCAGAAGGTTCAGTAGTTACTGGTCAAGGCGTAAAGGCTTTGATGGCAGGCTACGACTCACAGGTAAAGATTTACCAATCAATTCTTGGTGAGGCAATCGGTCAAGCAATTTCATTTGCATTCGCAACTGATGAAGCATACTTCCCAGAGATTACTCGTGAAGTATCTGCAACTGCTAACGGAGTTCCTTACAAGTTAAAGTATAAGCCAGCTTCCGACATTAACGGAAACTATGGCGTGACCGTTGAGTACGGTCTTATGGCAGGTTTAGACCCTAACCGTGCATTGGTATGGGGTCTACAAGCTCGTGGAGATAAGTTAATCTCTCGTGGAATGTTGCGTCGCAACCTTCCTATCTCGCTTAATGCTGGCGAAGAAGAGCGAGCAATTGACATCGAAGAGATGCGTGATTCCCTTAAGGCGTCCGTATCGCAAATGGCTGCAGCAATTCCACAAATGGTAATGCAAGGTCAAGACCCGATGAAGATTGTAGAAAAGATGGCAAGTGTTATTACAGATCGCAAGAAAGGTATCTCTCTTGAGGATGCAGTAGCAAATGCTTTTAAGCCAGAACCAGCACCAAAAACCCCAGAAGGTCAGGCAATGCCAGAACAACCAGCAGTACCTGAACCTGGTATGGGTGGACAAGCACCACAACTTCCTCAAGGTAGACCAGCAATGCAAGAACTTCTTGCGGGTCTCACAGGTGGAGGAAATCCAAATCTAGCAGCGAGAGTAACTCGTCAAATCCCAGCATAACTAAGGAGAAACAAATGTTCGGAAAGCAAGGAAAGCCAGCAAAGGCTCCAACTTCAACAGCAATGTCAGCAAAGAAGAACAGCGGTAAGACCGTTGGTGCAGGCATGGTTAAGCAAGGCGTTACCCCAAAGGGTATCAAGGGCAACAACAACAAGCTTAAGTAAATCTTAATAACTTTAGGTAAAGGATAACAATGGCAGCAAAGAAGCCGACAAAGCCAAGAAAGTTCAAGCAGGCACGTAAAGACGCTAAGTCTGCTGCCAAGCAAGCCTTTTCTGGAAAGAGTCAAGCAGGATTAAAAGATCGCACTCTTCGCATCTCAGCAGATGACAAAGAGGTAGCCAGTGAGGTAAGAAAAGAAGCTAAAGGGAATTACATTACCGATGATCGCGGTAATAAGATTCAAGTTAAGCCAACTGAAACCCCTCAAGAACGTATGGCACGTGACCGCCGTGAAGCCAAAGCTCAACTTCAACAGAAGTGGGATCAGGAAGATGGCGTTGCACGTAAGCCACGTGAAACAGCACCCGCTAAAAAGTCTGCGCCTAAAGGCGGTGGCATGAATAAGACTCGTACTTTTATTCAAGCTACAGAAGTTAAGCCACAAGGTAAAGTAATTAAGAAGAAGGCATCTGCAAAACCAGCACCTGCTGCAGAAAAGCCAAAGGTAAAAAAGCCAGCTGTTAAGAAAGCTGCAGCACCTGCTGCACCTAAATCTGATGCTGTCAAAAAAGGCATGACTCGTGCAGAGCGTTCAGCTGCTAACAAAGCAGCATGGGCAAAGATGACACCAGCAGAACGTAAGAACTGGAAAGGCACTAAGCCTGCAGCAGCAACACCAGATAGAATAAAAATTACCGTTGACAATAAGCCAACTGCTCCTAAGCCAACAGCTGGAGCGCAAGCACTTAATGAAATGGGTAAGAAGAAGGGTCTTAAAGATCCGCTTGGTATTGAAAAGAAACCAGCAGATAAACTTAAAACCCTTGAAAAGAAAGTAACTGCTGCTAAGTCAACTGCTAAAAAAGTAACTACCGTTAAAGCAGCTAAAGAAGCTTCAACTGGTGCTAAGGTAGGAAAAGCTTTTCTAGATGCAGCAAAAGCAACTGCTGCTATTGCAGGTCCAGGTAAATTCCTTAAGCCAGTTAAGTTTGTTCAAGCAGCAATCGCTGGAACTAAAACAGCAAAGGTTGCTAAGGCAGTAAAGACTGCAGAATCAGGCAAGAAGGCATCTGCAGCTAACGCTGCACGTAAAGCAGCTAACGCTGCTAAAGCAGAGAAAGCAGCAAAGGCTGGAGTAAAGGGCAAGGTAAAGAAGGTTGCTCTTGCAGCAGGAGGATTCTATGCAATTGACAAGATTCCTACTGGTGGCGGATCTAAGCCAGCTGCAACACCAGCATCAATTACACGACCACAGCGTCCAGCAGGACAGTATCCAAAAGGTGGCGGTAAAGGTCTAAAGCTTGGTCCTAACGTTCAAGTTAACGCAGGTGGATCAACAACTTCTTACACAGTTAAGAAGGGTGACACGCTATCAGGTATTGCAAAAACTTCTGGCGTAAAGCTATCTGAAATTCTTGCAGCAAATCCAAAGATTGCTGACAAAAAGTCTAAGTACAAGGGTGGCAGCATGATCTGGTCTGGCACAAAGGTAAAACTTCCAACTAAGAAATAGGTGACACATGTCGATGATGAACCCTGGCGCAGTATCAGGACCAGGACGCCAATCAAAACGGACTGACTTGCCACCTAAACCAGCTGGACAAGCAGCACGTAAGATGCCTAATGCAGCATACGGTGAACAGCAACAATTCCAAGCCGATCAGGCTGGAGCACCAATGGCAAAGGCTTCTAATCCAATGGCTAATGTCATTCCATTAAGTGCGCCAACAAACCGTCCAAGCGAACCTGTTACTGCAGGTGTGGACGCTGGTCCAGGACCAGGAAGAGAAATACTAGGACTTAAAACACCAGTAGATGAACAACTGCAAGATCTTTCAGTATTGGCAAAGTATATGCCAATGTTTGAAAAGTTTGCTGATTCACCAGAATCTTCTGGAACAACAAAAGCATTTATTAAATACCTACGGAGTCAGGCTGAATGAAAGTAATAAAGAAATTCGAGGAGAACCTTGAGTATCTTGGCTTTGATCTTGCGCCTGTTGCGTGGGATTTAGCTCGCTTTCCCTTTGAGTCTGACGCTGACCGTGTAACACTGTTAGAAGAATTGACTGCAAAAGGGGAGGCGACAGTAAATGGCTAATACTCCTAATGGTTTTGTAGCAGATCGTAGCGGTTGGACAACACCCAACCAACCTAAACCTCTTAATCCTTCTAAGGTAGAAACGTTTATCCAGCAGCAAAGAGGTGCTGGTGCTGACACACGTGTCGGTAAAGTTGAAGAATCAGTTGGTGGCTTTATTGCCAACAAGATTCAACAGGGTCAAGAGTCTGGCAACTGGTTTACACGTAATGCTACTAACGTAGGTATGGGTGTAATGCAGGGTATCAACAAAGTTATCCAGCCAATTACTCAAGGAATCTCAACTACGCTGTTAACGCCACAAGCAATGGCGACAAAAGGATTAAACCCAGTAGAGTCTTTTAGGTTTGCTAAAAAGAAATCTAAAGATATTTCTATGGGACAAGCTGGTGCTACGATTGCAGGACCATTAGTAGCTGCTGCACTTCCAGAATCAATTACACCAACATTTGCTAAAGAAAACTTTGATGTCTTTAATGACAAGCAAAGAAACCAAGCATTCAAAAATGAATGGATTGGAATCTTTGCATCAGGTATGACAGACATTGCTATTGCTGCAACAGGGTCTAAGGCAGCAAGTATTGGAGTTAAGTCAGCAAAGAATGCCGTAGTTGGTCCTTCTGAAATTGTAACTGCAGCAGATATGGCTACCTTTACAGCACGACTTGAAGATGCAGTTACTTGGGGTACAACAAAGACAGGATCTGCTCCTAATGGAGCAGCCATATACCTTGATGACCTAGTCCAAGGTAAGAATATCTCTGAACTTTCAACTAATCCTCTTGTTCTTAACACAAGAAACCCAACCAATACAGCAACAATTGTATCAAGGTTAGATAACCACAGAGATGTTGCAGACTTTTTGCTTGCACAACGTGGTGATGCTGCTGCTTATAACCGCTTCTTTACGAACCAAGCACTGCTAGCAGACCACCTTGATGACTTTGGTCTCAGTGATCTGACACCAACAACTAATTTTTCTGACATGAGTATTGCAGTTCTTGATAAGAAGTTTGGATCACGATACCAAGCAGTCATTGATGGTCTTAAGAAGACCGATAAGAACTTTGCATCAGCACTTGATGACTGGAATTCTAAGTTAACCAAGGCAAACATTGTTGAGCGTTACGCTCCAGGTAAGTTTGCTGGGTACGAGAAGATGCAGTTAACAAAAGCTAAGATTGTTGACGCTGCTCGTACAGGAGATCTTAAGATTTTCGGTACTGATGGTAATAGCGCATGGAAAACTGCTGTCTATCAGTCATCTCCATACGAAAGAGCTGTACGTTTAATCTCATACTTAGGAGATGGAACACCTCAAGGCTATATTAACGTGTCTAATCCACGTAAGCTTGAGGCAGCAAACGACTTACGTTCAGACCTTAACCGTATTAAGGGACTAAACACACCAGAAGGTCGTGAGTTTAAGAACCAGCAAGTTGAATTATTCATGTCTGAGTTGACTGATACTGGTCGAGCTAAAGCATTAGGCATGATTGAACGCAACGTTATGCTTCAAATGGCTAAGATCTACGGCGTACGTACAATCGGTGGTCTAGATACCGACAAGGCTGTACTTGAAGAGATTAAAAGATGGCACAACTCAACAGCAGAGCGTCGTGCTAACGTACAAGACTACCTTGTTGCAAACAAGATCATTCCATCTGAAGATGGAACACTAAATTTAATTGATGATGGCATCATCTCTCAAGCAACTGAGGCAGCAACACTGCCAATGCTTGACTTTGGTCGCCTTGAAGCACAGATTATTTTGAATACCAAGCGTCTTGCTGGCGGAAGAGCACCAGTTAGCACAGGTCAGGTAGCAGGAGCCGTAGGTTTCTACGCTGGCATGGGCGTTGGTGCAATCCTTGACACAGCCAACATGGTGTTTAGCAATCTTAACCTTCTTCGTCTTGCATACATACCAAAGAACTCAATGGTTGATCCATTTATGAGAGCAAGTATGGCAACTGAGACAGTCGCTGGTCTTAACCAGGCAATGCCAGGTATGAAGAACATTATTTATAACACTGGTCTTCGAGCAGAACGTGCAGCCCGCTGGATACCAGGAACTCCTGGAGCCAAAGCACGTCGTCTTGAAAAAGAAACCATGAAGAAAATCGATCTCCTTAAAGGAGATCTTAATACTAACCTTCCTCTCCAAAAGAATGCTGAAGAATTGCTTAAAGAAGCAGCAGATGCAGTACGTAAGGCAGAAGCAGCAGCTAAACGAGCACAAGCAGCAGCCAATAAAGCAACCAAGGCTAACAAGGCAGCAGCAGAAGCTAAGATGTTTGATGCGGATTATGAACTAATCCAAGCTCGCAAGATTTACGATGATGCTCAGGATGTATACGACATTCATTCTGCAAACGTAAGAGCGGTAGCCAATACGATTGAGTCATACCGCAATACAATTAAGAAGGCTGTTATCGAACGTGGTAACAAAGCAGATATTAAGCGTATTGGTCAGGATAGCGACGTTCTAGTTGTCGATGGCAAAGAATATAATATTCAAGGTCTTGCTGATCCATCAGTTCGTGGTGCATTGCCATACATGTCTGAGATTGATACAGCACAAAGCTATCTTGCTACAGCAATGCAGACACAGTACAGCAAGCGTGTTCTTTCTCGTGGTCGTACATTTGTAAAGATCCGTAGAGACACTGGTGGTAAGGCGTATTGGAATGCTTTAGCTCACCGTGCTAACCGTGAAGTGCGTCAAGAACTCGACATGCCATTAGGCATGATGATGGATGACACAATGTCTGATTCACAAATTTTTAAGTGGTTAAAGACTGGTGATACTGGCAAGGAATATGTGTTCCGTATCTCTCAGCAACTTCGCAACGATGGAGTAGATGTAACAGATGAGGATCTTCTCAACTGGATTACAACCACACGCACATACCTACGTACTCTTTATCCAGACCCAGAGGTTCGTCGATTAATTCTTGATCGACCAGTAACTGTAAAGGAAATGGAAACTCTAATGTCTGGCAGACTAGATCTGCCAGAAGAGATTAGTGGACCAAACGTCGCACTCGGAGACCTTAACTGGTACGAAGGTGCAACAGCAGTAATCGGTGGAGCAGTTCAGACTGGATGGAAAATCCTTTCTGATGCAGAAACAAAGCTTGTTAGAACTCCATTGTTCTTGCAATACACCAGAGATGAAATGACATCAATGGTTCGTTCTGCACGTCTTGCTGGGTTTGATCCAACAGATGCTGTCGTTAACCATCAGATTCGTCAGGCTGCTTACCGTACTGCGCTAGAGCGAGTAGAACAAACTCTTTACTCTGCTCGCCGTATGACCAATGGAATTTACCTTGCACGATTTGCAATGTCATTCCCTCTAGCATTCTTTAATAGCCAGGCAGTCGCGTTGCGACTTATGGCTAAGAACCCAATAAACGCATACTGGTACAACAGCGTTGCTAACGCTTTTGATAACTACGAACAGTATGAAGATCAAGACGGCAACACATACAAGTCTGCAGCTGATGCTCCACCAGGAGCAGTGCTCAAGGTAAGCATGCCGTTGCCACTTGGTAACAAGCTTCCAGAAAGTATCAAAATATTTGGTAACGAAGTTCTTCGTCCAAAGGATGCACTAAAAGCATATAGCGATCCACGTGGTGGCGGGTTACGATGGAATCCAAAGCAGATGGAGTTCATGCTTGCAGATCCTTCAGTGTCATGGTTTGCTGGAGTTCTAGTTTCAGATGTAGTTAAGAATGGAATCTTTGCATCAAAGACTTGGGGAGTGTACGGCGAAGAGATTGAAAAGAATCTTCGTGAGTTCTTAGGTGACGACTTCTTTGAAAGCAGCGTTCTCTACGGAGGATATCCAGCAGAAGGAAAGCCAACAGGAAACCGCATTCAAGACATTATGGCTACAGCCAAGAATGCAATTGTTCCAAGTTACATGGAATCACTTCTTGCTGCAACTGGATTTAATACTGATCGTTTCCTTGACGAAGCATATACCAACTGGCGTGTATCCATGGCAGAGTGGGAAAGAAATGGTCGTCTTGGCGCAATGCCAACATTTGACAATGCTACTAAGGCAGCTGGAAACATGGCATTTATCCGTGCTGTCACCCAGTTCACATTACCAATTGCAACAAGCTTTGATCCAGTAACACGTGCTGCTACACAGTACTACGGTGATCTACTTGACATGTATAACGGTGACCGTGCCAAGGCAGATGGAAGAATGATTGAAGACTGGGGAATTGATTCCCTTGCAATGATTGGCTCAAACCAAAAGAACATTGCTGGACTATCTGCAACAGAAAAAGATATTTCAGTGTTGAGAAAGAATCCAGATCTTCTTAAGCGTATAGCACCTAACGGTACAAAATATGCTGAGATGCTTTCATCTGGGTATGGAGATATCTCTTCTGAGTACAATACAGCAATTGCTGCAATTTATAAGCGGTTGAAGTACCCAGGAAGAATAGATCAGATCTCTACACGAAAGACTCAAGAGGAAGTAGAAGCTCAGGTTATTTCGAAAATCGGCTATGCCGAACTTCAGAAGGCTGAGATGTACAGAACCTCAATGATGATGCAGTACGGCGTTACCTCTACATCTGCTAAGCGATACGAGACTCTTGGAATTAAGCAAGAGTACAACCGTATGGTTCAAGATCTATATGACACACTTCCAGGATTTGCAAAAATCCGCAATGGTGATCGAAAAGATTTCTGGACAATGACGTTTCCAGCTATGAAGGAAATTGCCAATGATGAAAAGTGGCGACGACATGCTGATGGTACTGGCAGTTATAAATGGCAAGAGATTGCTTACTGGGTTGAGAACGCAGATAGATTCCATAACGAAATGAAAACTCCTATGTTATCTGCAGCAGCAAAACGTGATAAGAAAGCACGGTTTGACCAATTCCATTATGACTTCCTACAGCATGCATCAGAAGATTTTGCAGCGTTTGCATCTCGTTGGATGGCAAACATGCCTGAACTAGAAGAAGGGTTGCTGGTAGATACCAATGAATGATAAAGACCAAGATGGCATTCCAGATACGTTGGACGCTCGCCCAAATAATTTTGATAAAACAAAAGCAAACGGCGGTAAACGAGTAATCGGTGGAAGACCTGTTACAGATAGCTACAGCGGTGGATATAACACACCAGAGTACAACGCTCAACAGGGAATTCTTCCTATCCAATTCTTGGACATTGTCGGCATCGACCCAGTCGACGCAAAGCAATGGTTTACATTTGCATCTACAAACCCTGCATACAAGAATGCATATAATTCTTTTAAGTCAAACGTTGGCAGACTTGGTTTACCAACAGATAAGAAGACACTTCAGAAAATCTGGAACCAAGCAGTTGACTGGACACAGACAACTGGTACAAACAATGGCGACCCATTTAATTACCTAGAGTCGCTTGACCCAGAAGACTTTCGTGGTGATGGACCTAAAGGTCCAGTCTATGGAAAGTCTTACAACAAAACAACAACCACAACTAAGTACAGTGGCTCATCTGCTGCTCAACAAATCAGCGATGAGATGGAACGCAGGCTTGGTCGCAGAGCAACACAAGCAGAAATTGACATGTATACACAGGGTCTTAATGCTGCTGCTAAGAAAGAACCTTCTGTTGCAGAAGGCACTACAGATGCCCAAAAGCCTACAAAAGAATTTCCACGTGGTAAGTCTATTACAACTGGAACTCAAAGCACTGGCTTTGATCCAACAATGTTTGCTCGTAACTTTGCAATGTCTCGTCCAGATTATGCAGAATCATTTGCAGCCAACACATTCTTAGGTCTTGTTGAGAAGTTACTTAGAGACCCTAATGCAATTGGAGAGGTAGTCAGCGATGGCAGATAAGTATACGGTTAAGTCTGGCGACACACTTAGTAAAATTGCTTCTGCCAATGGTACAACTACAGCAAAATTAATTGCTGCCAACCCATTCTTAAAGAGTAATCCAAAGTATAACGGTGGAAGTACAATCTTTAGCGGAACACAGCTTACCATTCCAACCGCAGCTGGTGCAAGCACTGGACTTAATACAGCGGTTAACAATGCAACCAATACTGGCAACAATACTGGAACTAATACTGGCAACAATACTGGAACCAATACTGGAACCAATACTGCTACATCAACACAGGCTCTTACTAATGTTGACAAGCTTGACATGGCTACGCTTCAGGCAAAGTTTGGTATTGCTGCTGGAATTATTGGAGCAGACTCAAGCCTTAAGGCAGTACTCGATCAAATTCTAAGCCAAGGAATTACATCTGAGGCGTTAATGACTCAGATGATTCAAGGATCTCTTTGGTATAAAAACCAGACAGATAAGCAACGTGCATTTGTTTATGCTAAAGAAACAAACCCAGGTCAGTTTGCTGCAGATCTACAATTAAATGCAAGCAATATTGTTAAACAGTTCATGGGTAATGGTATCCAGATAACAGCAGCGCAGGCTATTGACTATGCACAACAGTTAATGCAGTCAGTAATCCTTAACGCAGATGGCAAAGTAATCCGATACGATCAAGAATTTCTTAATAAGATTATGGCTAACTCAATTGACTTTAGTAAGAAAAGTACAATTGGTGGCAAGCAGATCTACAACCTAACTGGAAAGCTAGAGACTGTAGCTAACGAGTTGTACAAGCGAGCATACGATTATGGATTTGATTCTAGTATGTCTAACACAAGATTTGCTGGATGGTTTGAAAACAGCATTAAAGGTCTAATCTCTGGTACAACTAACGCAGAAGATATCGATAACGAATTGCAGAAGCAAGCAATGTCTATGTTCCCTGGATTAACTAACCAGTTATCACAAGGTCAAACACTACGCCAAGCAGCAGATCCATGGCTTAATTCTATTGCTGGAGTATGGGAAGTAGATGCAAGCACATTGGATCTTAACAACCCATTTGTTCAGCGAGCACTTAACTACACAGATGAAAAGGGAAATGTAACAACGATGAACCTTTATGACACAAAGAAGATGGCTCGCCGTTCACCTAACTCTGATTTCACAAGTTGGGCAAAAGAGGAGAAGACAAGTATTGCAAATACTATTCTCCGCGACTTCGGATTCTTGGGGTAAATAGATGCCACGCGACGAATGGTCAAGTTCTTTTTCAAACAGTGTTAATTCACTAGTTGATGAGCAGAAAAAATTTCAAAATGCCCAGGCTAACGCTGCTGCAGCTGCTGCTGCAACAGCCAATAATCCACGTGAATTTGTTACAGTAAAAAAGGGAGATACGTTCTCCCAGATTGCTAAAGACAATGGCATGACAGTCAAGGAACTCTTGGCTATCAACCCAACCATTGATAACAATCCAAAGTATAACAATGGTGCAATGATCTGGTCTGGTACAAAGATTTATACAGAGCCACCAAAAGCCAAGACAGCAACACCAGATCTCAGTAACTTTAATCCTGCAGCTTGGCGGGCTGCTGAAGAACGTTCAATGCAAACGCCGACCGTTACAGCAACTGCTACACAAACAGCAACTGCTACAAGTACAGCAACTGCTACAAGTACAAATACTGCTACAAGTACAAGTACCGCTACATCTACAAATACTGCTACAGCCACGGCAACCAGTACATCTACTAGCACTGCAACATCTACCGCTACATCTACTGCAACCAGCACGGCAACAAATACAGCAACGTCTACAACCACAACCACCTTTGATACTGGTACACCGTTCTCAACATCTTACAATACAAGTGGGACTGTTAATCCAATAACAGCAGCAACTGCAGCTGTTGATACACAGATCAAAGATCTTCTTACACAAATTGCCAATATGCAACTAGCAATGGCGCAACCAACTAAACCAACGGTTGCATACGAAAAGACTATACGTAAAACTGGTGGAGTTGTAGAAGTCTGGCAGGTTATGTCAGACGGTTCTATGGGTCAGATGGTTGACACGTTCAAAGACTTTGGTGCTCGTGACTCCGTACTCAAGATGTTTGAGAACACTGGTCTTGGTGCTGATTTTATGGCTTCATTAATGAAGTCTATTGACGATGTCTACGAAGACAATATTATGCCAACGGATGCACAGATATTAAATAGCATCTATGACAGCGAGGCGTACAAGACTCGCTTTGCTGCTAACGAAACAATTGCTAAGCGCATGAAAGATGGTAAGGGTCGCCCTGGCGATAGATTGCTCAAGCCATTTGAGTACATCCAAGCCGAGGCTGGCTACCGAGAAATCCTAGCTAACGCAGGATTACCTGAAGGATTCTACGATACGCAAGACGACTTCCGTCGTCTTATTGAAAACTCAGTAAGCGTAGGCGAGTTAACAGATCGCGTTAACATTGCAAAGAATGCTTTACAGAATGCTGACTCAAACACCAAGAATGCTCTTAAAGAGTACTACGGCTGGACTGAAGGCGAACTGGCAGCCTACATGCTTGATAGCGAAAAGGCTTTTGACTTGGTTAACTCTAAGTTTAAGTACACAACAGAAGACGCTAAGCGTATGTACGGAGCAGCAGAAATTGGCGGTGCTGGAAGACGCGCTGGTCAAATGACAAACAAAGAGTTTGCTGAAGAAATCTTTAACGCAGGTAAGGGTGCTCAGGCAGAAGGCGCATTCCAAACTGCAGCAACTAACCAAGCAGATTACCGCAGACTTATGGGTCTCTACGGTGAGCAAGCTGGAACAGAAGATCTTGCTCGTGAAGAACTCGCTCTCAGTGGTGGCACAGATGTCACCATTAAGAAGAAGCGTTTGGCTTCTAAAGAACGTGCAATGTTTGCACAGAAGTCAGCAATTGATACGACGTCTCTTGGACGTCGTGCTAAAAAAGCTGACGTATAACTAGGTTCCATCCCAGATCGACCAGCCCTGGTGATGTGTATAAGTCTGGTAGTCATCACGTCTATGAATCACTTCCCCTTGTGAGGAGTACGTGTGGTGCAAACCCGATGAGGGTCCAACAACTAATAGGGAGAAAAAGCAATGGCAGAATACAACGAGTACGAAACGTTCGAAGACGACGACGATTACACTGGTACTGACTTAGTCAAGAAACTACGCAAGCAGGTAGATCAGCTTTCCAAGCAACTTAAGGAAAGAGATTCACAGCTTGAGGAGTATCAGACTTACAGTCACGAAGCAGCAATCGGGGAAGTTTTAGAAAGCTTTGGACTTAATCCAAGAATCGCAGCATTTATTCCATCGGATATTGAAGCCGACGAGGATGCAGTAGCAGAATGGTTAAATGAATACGGCGATGCCTTTGGCATTACTGCCGTTGATGAATCAGAGTCGGAAGACCCTGACGCTCAAGCATATGAGCAAATGTCGGATTTTGAAAATGGTGATATCGATCCAACAGTGGGTCGTGACATTCATTCGTTAATTAGCAACGCTAGTTCGGTTGAAGAACTCACCAACTTCTTAAAGCGATAACAATCCAATCAACCCTAATAGAAGGAATTAAACGTGCCAACAACACCAGCTACGTCAACGACGACATCAACAATGTCGAACTTGATTCAGACGGCGTATGACAAGTACATTGAGTTTAACCTTCGTTCAGAACCAATGTTCCGCAAGTTTGCGGACAAGCGTCCTGTCGATGTAACAAACCCAGGTAACACTGTCGTATTCCAGGTCTACACAGACCTATCACGTGCTACATCAGCACTAACACAGACACAAGATCCAGATGCAGTAGAACTCAGCAACACCAACAAGGTTAACGTTACTGTTAACGAATACGGTAACGCTGTAATCACAACTGAGCGTCTTGCTCTTGAGTCTCTTTCAGCAATCGACCCAGCAGTTGCAGACATGTTGTCATTCAACATGCGTGACTCACTAGACTCACTTGTATGGGCTAAGCTCACAGGTCTAGCAACAGGTCGTTTCACAGGAACAACTTCTGCTGACGAATCAACAGTCAACGGACAGGATGTTTCATCTTCAACTTCAGCAGCTAACTTCACAGCAGCACTTGCTCGCCGTGGTGTAGCAAAGCTACGTGGAGCAAACGTACAGACACGCGAAGGCGGTCTATACACTGCACTAATCCACCCAGATGTTTCATACGATCTTCGTTCTGAAGCACAGACATCAGGATCTGCTGTATGGCAGCTCCCACACACATACACCGACGCAGGTGTAGGTAACCTTTGGTCAGGCGAGATCGGTATCTTCGATCAGGTTCGCTACATCGAGACACCTCGTGCAGAATCTATCTCAGGTTCTGGTACATCAAAGGTATACGCAACAGTTCTTCTTGGAAAGCAGGCTCTTATTGAGGCTGTCTCATACGAGCCAAAGACTGTTATCGGTCCAGTTACAGATAAGTTGATGCGCTTCCGCCCAGCGGGTTGGAAGGGTCTACTTGGATGGAACGTCTTCCGTACAGAAGCACGTTACGTTATCAAGACCAAGTCAAGCATCGCATCTTAATTTGGCGGGAAGGGGCAGGCAACTGCCCCTTCCTACTTTAAGGAAACTATGAGCGAAGAACTAAACCTAATCACACCGCTTCAAGCATACGCTTTCGAAGCACATGAAATGTACAAGGCGTTTATTGACGCTGGTTTTACAGATGGTGAAGCTTGGGATTTATTGCTACGCCAATTACCAGAGTGGGAATTTCCCGCACCAATGTCAATGAATGACATGGATGATTACGAAGAAGAGGATGAAGATGCCTAAAGTTGGAAAGAAAGAATTTGCATACACCCCAAAGGGTATGGCAATGGCAAAGATGGAAGCAATGAAGACTGGAAAGAAGATGGCTGTTAAGAAGCCTACTGTTAAGAAGGCAAAGAAGAAGTAATGCCAAAGAAGAAACAAGTTTGGGATAAACCAAACCCAAAGAAAGTTTCTAAGCCTTTGACATCTGCCCAAAAGGCAAGTGCTAAGGCTGCAGCCAAAGCTGCTGGACGACCATATCCAAACCTAGTTGACAACATGAGAGCAGCAAAGAAGAAGTAAATGGACCCAAGACTAAAGCGAGCAGGTGTATCTGGCTTTAATAAGCCAAAGGCTACACCGAATCACCCAAAGAAGTCACATGTTGTTGTAGCCAAATCTGGCTCACAAGTAAAGACTATTCGTTTTGGTCAGCAAGGTGTCTCTGGTTCACCGCAGAAATCTGGTGAAACAAAGAAGTATCGTCAGCGACGTCAATCATTTAAGGCTAGACATTCAAAGAATATATCTAAAGGTGTTATGTCAGCAGCCTACTGGGCAGACAAGGTGAAGTGGTAATGTCGAAGATATTTCGTGGACCAACATATAAGTACAGACCAGGTCGTGAGTACGACCTTTGGTTTGTTTCTTATCCCATTGGTAAGACAGTGGCTAAAGTCAATGGCGTTTGGAAAACAATGGTTGTTCCATACGATCCAGACCTAGCAACATATGACCGCGTATTACGCGGTGGTTATGACAATGTCATAACAGATGCAGAAGCAGCAGAACTAACGGCAGCAGGATATGGAGATTACATTTTCGATGAGTAACTGTAGATCAGGTTGCAAGACACAAGACCACGCTAACTGGGGTGAATGTGCCAAGGCTGCCAATTTTAGTATTACAGATCCTTTGGCTAGTGCAGCAAACAAGCTTGCAAACAAAGAGCTTGATGCATATAGAAACGCAAGGAAGGCTGGCATTCAGCCAGCATCAACACAGATGAAGGATATCAATAAAGCTGTCCGCATGTCTGATAAGGCAGGAAAGGCGTTACAAGCATAATGGCTACGTTAAATGAATTAACAGAACAAACGCTTGGTGAGATCAATGGTTATGTTCGCAACCAGGAATCAGTCACGATTGCCCTAAACGTTGTTGCTGCCAATGAATTATCTATTGCGGTAGATGATGCATCTGCTATCAGCAAGGGTATTGTTGAGATCGACGATGAACTTCTATATGTAAAGAAGTCTATTGCAGCAAGCGGTACTCTTCAAATCCTCGGAACTGCAGCTAATACTGTTGGTCGTGGATGGCGTGGAACTACAGCAACTAGCCACGTATCTGGCTCTGTCATAAGAAACAATCCTTTATTTCCAAGGACTCAAGTCAAGCGAGCAATTCTTGAAACAATCAAGGGAATGAACTTCCCTGTTATTAAGCAAACAAATTTTGATTTTACAGGTTCTCAATATGCATACTCATTGCCAAGCGAATTGGAAGATATCACTGGAGTTTCCTGGGAACTACCAGATTCAACTGGTGTATGGGCTCTTGTTAAAAGATGGCGTATTGACACGAACTACTATGATGAAGATACCAATACGTACGGTCAAGCCATTGTTCTCAACGAAGCACCTATGGCTGGTGCTCGTGTTAACATTCAATACACAGCATTCCCTACAACGATTACAGACAACCAGCAGTTGACTGTTAGTGGATTGCCAAACTCATGCGAAGATGTTGTTCGCTTTGGTGCTATGTATCGACTACTTTCAACAGTAGACCCAGGCAAGGTAATTGCCACATCTGTTTCAGCAGACGCATTAGATCAACCAGTATCTGCTGGTGCATCTACCACCACTGCTAAATATCTTTTCCAGCTTTACTCAGTACGACTAGCAGAAGAAACTGCAAAAGCGCAAGCAAACTTCCTCAACACAATCCAGTACCAGAGGTGATGAATGACAACTCCAGCACGTTACTATAGTTCGAATGCAGCCAAGACAACCCTTGCTGCATCGATCAGTTCGTCAGCAACAAGCCTTACGCTTGCTGCTGCAAGCAATCTTCCAGCACAGTATCCCTACACACTCATTCTTGAGAAGGATACAGCTAATGAAGAAGTAGTTGAAGTTACCAGTCTGGTAGGTTCTGCCTACCAGATCACTCGTAACATTGACTCATCAGGTGCTAAGGCACACGCCTTTGGTGCTAACGTTGAACACGGTGTATCGGCTCGAGACTTTACCGAGTCTCGCCAACACGAAGTTACAACCACAAACGTACACGGAGTAACTGGTGATGTTGTCGGTACAGGTGGCGCACAAACCCTGAGTGGAACAAAGACTTTATCTGCAGCAATCATCACCGCTGCTGGAATCATCAATGCTAACAACTACAGAATTACAAATGTAGCAACACCAACAACATCTGGTGACGCAGCAAACGTAGCATACGTAACTGGTATTGCAGGATCTGCAACCGCTGCTGCAAGCAGTGCAACTGCTGCAGCAACTAGTGCAGCAAGTGCTGCTACTTCAGCAACCTCCGCTGCTACCTCGGCATCGAGTGCATCTACCTTTGCAAGCAACGCATCTGCAGCATCCTCCGCTGCAGCCACGTCAGCAACATCGGCAGCAGCCAGTGCAACCGCAGCAGCAACCAGTGCTACATCTTCTGCAGCCTCTGCCACAGCAGCAGCTACTTCAGCATCTAGTGCATCTACTTTCGCAACATCGGCTGCAACGTCTGCTACATCTGCAGCGACAAGCGCAACCAGTGCAGCAACGTCTGCATCGGCTGCTCTCACATCAGCCAACTCAGCAGCCACTAGCGCAACATCTGCAGGAACATCAGCATCATCTGCTGCTGGGTCTGCGTCATCTGTTGCTGGTCAAGTTGCATCTGGTCTTGTTCGAGACATGGGGGATATTACATCTGCCGACAACTCAACTGGAACATGGATTTCTTTATCATCTCTTGAAGCTAATGCAAGCGCATCGGCTAGCTCTGCAGCAACCAGTGCATCAAGTGCATTAACTTCTGCAACTTCCGCTGGGTCATCTGCATCAACTGCTTCCGCTTCCGCAGCAACAGCAACTACATCGGCAGCCACCGCAGTAACATCTGCAGCCCAAGCTGCTACATCTGCCTCTAGTGCTGCAACATCACAAGCGTCCGCTGCGACTAGCGCATCATCTGCTGCTACTAGTGCTGGATCTGCTGGCGTATCAGCCACCGATGCAGCAACTAGTGCAACTAGTTCTGCTGCATCACAATCAGCTGCAGCAACGTCAGCATCTTCCGCTGCTACATCAGCTGGATCATCTGGCGTCAATGCAAGCAATGCATTAACCAGCGCAAACTCGGCTGCAACATCAGCATCGAGTGCTTTAACATCGCAGACTTCGGCTGCGACATCAGCGTCTTCTGCAGCAACTTCTGCATCTAGTGCTGCAGCAAGTGCCACTACGGCAGCAAGTTATATACCAACTATAACTTCTGGTGTAAGTGGTTATTTCTTAACAAACAACGGAACCTCAGCTAACTGGGCTTCCTTATCAGATTGGGGAACGATCTAATGCCATTCGCATTCCAACGCCGTAGAGGAACTACGGCACAACACGCATCCTTTACAGGGCTACTGGGCGAATTGACAGTAGATACTGATAAGGACACAGTAGTAGTACATGATGGATCCACAGCAGGTGGATTCCCTCTAGCTCGTGCAGCAGGTGGAACACTTGCTGATACAACTATCAGAGGAATCGAAGAAGATATAAATGTTGTGGCTTCTGCTGCAACTGGAACTATCAACTTTGAATTTGGTACAGCATCGATCTGGTACTACACATCCAATGCAACAGCTAACCACACACTTAACTTTAGATACAGTAGCACTGTATCTCTGAACACAGCACTGCCAGTAGGAGACACACTTACACTTGTATGGCTTAACACCAACGGTGCAACTGCTTACTACCCAAGCACAATTCAGATTGATGGAACATCAGTCACTCCAAAGTGGCAGGGTGGTACAGCGGTAGCTGCTGGTAACGCATCATCTATTGATGCTTATGTATTTACAATTATTAAGACAGCATCTGCAACATTTACAGTATTAGCATCGCAAACTAAGTTTGCTTAATAGGGGGTAGTCATGCCGTTGCTTACAACGCAATCTGCAAAGGGATTTGGGTTTAGCACAGCCATTGCTGGTCCAACAGAAACTAATGCTTACTGGGCTTTGGCAGATACAACAGTATCTTCAAGCACATCATCTATTGAATTTACATCAATCACAACTACAGGATACAAGCATCTTGAGATAAGAGCATTCTGGGTTCCGACAGTCAGTTCTGGTAGTGATGGACTTAGAATACAATTTAATGGTGATACTGGAACAAACTATTTAAGTCATTATATTTATGGAACTGGCGATGATTTATCTGGCGGAAATTATTCAGGAACAACCAAACAAACACATGGTTGGGTTGCATATACAGGATCTCCAGCAGAAACATATGGTGGAACAGTATTTGTTTTAAGAATTCCAGACTATACATCAACAACTAAAAAGATTACTTACTGGTCAACTGAAGGTAGAGTCAAAGACAACAATACTGGCGGAAATCATGGTGAAATAAATACTGGAATTTATGCCACTACAGGATCTGCAATATCTTCAATTAAATTCTTTTGTTCAAACGGAAACATTGGGGCAAATTCAAAATTTGCTCTTTATGGAATTAAGGGGTAAACAATGCCAACAAGTACATTCACTCCGTTATACACAATCACTACAACATCAACAGTAACTGAAGTCAGTATTGATATATCTTCATTTACAGACTACACAGATCTTGTAATGTATATATTTCCATTTGAAGAAACAGCAGATACCAATGGGTTGCGTTTAAGATTTAACAACGACACAGGAAGTAACTATGGCGGAAACTTTCAATGGGCTAGAAACGTATCAGCCGCTGGTACAGGTTTTGACAGTTCGGAAGAATATAGCGGCGATAGCATTGCAACAGCTTGGTACATAGCACCAGGAAGCACATCGCAATCAACTCCAACAACTTTTTATATTGATATTCATCAATATAGAAATACTAATCTTTACAAGCAAGTTCAAATAAAAGCTAGAAAGTCTAATAGTTCCGCAGAATTTAATACTGGAATATGGAAAAGCACATCAGCAATTACCAGTATTCAAATTAGAACAAGTGGTGGATCTGGCAACAGAGTCGTAGCAGGAACTAAGATTGCTATCTGGGGAATAAAGGCGGGTTCATAATGGCTAATACATTTGATCTTATTGAGAGCAAAATTATATCTACAGCTTCAAATGTTTCATTTACCAATTTGCCTACTACATACGATGATCTGTGTTTCCACATTTCTGCACGAACAACAAGAAACGCAACATCAGATACAATTTTGTTCAGGCTAAATAATGACAGCGGAACTAATTATGTTTACAAGCAAATGTATGCATATGATGGGGGTGTTGGTGGATATGAAAATAGTAGTGGATATACAGCAATGTTTAGCCAATGTTTATCAGCTAATGGATCTGCCAATGCTTTTAATGTTGGTTGGTACTACTTGCCACAATATAGAAACACAAGTTATTGGAAAGACATTATTGGCGATAGCGGATACCCAAGTGATACTGGTGCTGCTTGGCAATTAGATTTATGGGCAGCCACTTGGAAAAACACCTCAGCAGTTACATCTTTAGATTTTTTTGGTGGAATTTCTGACAACATTGCAGTAGGAACTATAATTTCACTTTACGGTATTAAATACACAGCATAGGAGAAACCAATGACAAAACCATCAAAACTAATAATCAACTGCGAAACTGGTGAAGAGACAGTAGTTGAGTTAACTGATACAGAAGTTGCTCAAATGGAAGCAGATAGGGCTGCATGGGCAGTACAAGAAGCAGCTCGCGCAGCAGCAACTGCAGCAAAAGCTGCAGCAAAAGC